AGGAGAGCATGGTTTTCATATACATGAATTTGGCGATTTAAGTCGTGGATGTGAATCAGCAGGAGCACATTATAATCCAGACGGTGTTGATCATGGCAACCTCGAAAACGGTCATGTGGGCGACTTAGAAAATATTACAGCGAACGAGGATAGGATTTCCGAATTTACTATTATAGCAAAAAGAGTAGATTTAATGGGAGATCGTAGTGTAATAGGTAGAGCAATCGTAGTTCATAGTGATCAGGATGATCTAGGTAAAGGTGGAGATGCAGAAAGCCTTAAAACAGGTAATGCAGGCGATAGATTAGCCTGCGGTGTTATTACCTTAACTAAAGGAGAAAACAATGATTAAAAAATGGGTAAAATCAAGAATTGAAGAACGTACTTCATGGGATGGCGCGGCCTTAATCCTTATGGGTGTGTTAGTTCTTATCGCTGGTCCATTTGCAAAGTTGGCGGCCTACGCGGCTATTGCCTATGGTGCATGGACAATCTACAAAAAAGAGGATTAAAGTTCATCGATTGTGATGTCTGAATTAACAGGAAGATTTAATTTCTTCCTTTGCTCAACACCTTTTCTTTGAGCAAATCTTTTAGGGTCACAATCGGGGCAAACGTGGACATAGAAGTCGTCAAGTCTTTTAGGGTCCACTTTGCCCTTCTCTCTTTTAAATTCTTTATGGCATTCGTCACATTGAAAGATAGCATAAGACCTAACACGTTTATATGGGTGGTTTTTTCCTTTCTTACTTTTACGTAAATAAAAGCGTACTTCTTTTTCAATTCTTTTATACATACTCATATTTAGTTACGTTAGGATTATAAAATATTATATAAATACATAGGAGCAGGTGATGGGAAACGTATTATTTTTAACAGATTCAGCCAAGGAACAAATGGTTAATATGCTTGAAGAACACAATAAAAATGCTGTAAGATTAGCATTAAAAGGTGGTGGTTGTGCAGGCTTTAAGTATGATTGGTCCTTGGAAGATGAAACAAAAAGCGATGACGAAGTAATTGAATTACCAAAAGGCAAGTTTTTAATAGATCCGGCTAGCATAATGTATCTATTAGGATCAACAGTGGATTATAAAAAAGAAGTATTTGGCTCATACTTTGATATAAAGAATCCTACATCTACTTCAAGTTGTGGGTGTGGCGAATCAGTAGGATTTTAAAATATGGCAAAACAAGATATTTACTTAGGAGTTGAGGGTAACGACGGTACTGGTGATAGTATTCGTGAAGCCTTTAGAAAAGCAAACGAAAACTTTACAGAACTATATGCTGTTTTTGGACAAGGTGGCACAATTAGTTTTACAGCACTCAACGATACTCCAGCAGGAATAACTGCTGACGGAGTATTAATAGGTAATTCTACTGGAACAGAAATAGTCCAAAAAACACTTTCAGCAGGAACCGGAATAAGCATTGACAACTCTAGTGATACTGCGATTACGATAACTAACACCGGTGCTAATATTAATGCTGATACGAGTCCAATACTAGGTGGACCTTTAAGCGGTAACAATGTTTATGCCATTGGTAAAATTGGAACATCAACGGCATCAATAGCAGAATTTAATTCAACACACGGATCTACAATTACTATAGACGATATTGTTGTTGATAAAAAATATCAAGATAAAAACTACGCACCACATGTTTTACATCAACCAACTAAACCTGTTTTAGCAAGGACTGAACCTACTGATGATACTGGATACACAAAAACTATATCAGAATATAGAAGTGGTAATCTTGTTATTAACAGTCATGGTTTAGACAATAGTATTAATGGTGCAACATGGAGATATACTACAACTGGTAGTGCTCCTGCCGGCCTAACAAATAACACAGATTATTTTATTAGATTTGTTAATGACAGCCAAATAAGTTTACATTCATCTAAGTCAGAAGCACAAAACGACAACGATAATACAAGGGCAAAGGTTAATATTGCTTTAGGTTCAACTACTGCAATTACAGGACAAGATTTTATTAAGGATCAATCATATGATTCTGCACTTTATGGATTTTTCAAAGACGATGAAGTCCTTCCTAGGAGATCAAGTGTAAGAAGACAAGGTGATGATATGACCGGTGCATTGTACTTGCATGATCATCCAGGATATCTTGCAGGCACAACAGGTGATATTTCTGAAAGGCAAGCGGCAACAAAACTTTATGTAGATAATTCTTCATACGCAAGTACCACAGATTTATTTGTTACCAAACAGGGTGACGATAGCCAAGCAAATACGCCAGTAGGATTTGAGGGAAGAGGTTTAAGTTATGCTTTTGGAAGTTTAAAGGCGGCGGCACAAAAAGCACAGGAAATTATGGAATCAGCACCAGTGGAACCAGGTGCATATAGACAAACAATAACATACGATCAAGGTAAAGGCATTGCACTTGTTACAGGTGCAGAAACTAAAACTCCAAATGCCGCGGCTAAGAATGCAGTCACATATCTACAAAAGAACAGACAATTTATTCAGCAAAGCGTAGTTGACTATGTTCAGGACTATTATCCTTCACATGATTTTGCCGCAACCAATGTACAAAATCCAAATGCAGAAGCACTTCTGTTTAAAAATAAAGCATTTATTCAAGAAGAAGTAACAGCTTGGATCAACTATCAAATTAATACAGGTGCATCTGTAACATACAGCGACGGTACTGCTAACTACACAGGTTTCAAATACAGTTCTGCTAAATGTAAAAGAGACGTAGGTTATATTGTTGACGCTTGGATAAATGATTTATCCAGAGGTGGTAACATTGAAACACGTAGAATAGCATCAAGTTATCTAGCAGGTAATATTAATGCTGTCAAAGTTAATAATTCAAATTCAAATAATACAGTTGACCAGATAGCACAAACAAATGCCGCAGTTGAATTTGCAAGAGACCTGGTGCAAAACTATGTTTTAAAAAATAAAGTTTATCCTACAAAACAAGGATACTTTCAGGCTACTGCAACAAACTTTCAACCGAACAGTTTTCAATTTTACATAGGAACTTCTTCATATGCAAATTCCTACGTAAACGGTGGCACAGTTACAAAGTCAGACGGAACAGTTTTAAATGTAAGCAATTTCACATATGACTATACAACAGGTATTGCCACTGTCACTACTACCACAACACATGGTCTCTCTATAAATGATACAGTATATCTAAAAGATATAAATGTATCTTGTACATATGATGGTGTAGTAACTAATAAAATTTATCCTGAGCATGTAGCACAGGCTAATGCTGATCAGTTTACTGTTGAAGCAGGAACATACGGAAGTTCTGCTCCTGCAAGTACAACATTTGACATTTATGTAGGTCCTTCAAAGTATGCACACACATACGTAAGTGGAGGTAAGGTTTACAAAGGACAAGCGTTCCTTACACCAACTAACGCAACCTATGATCCGGCAACGGGCGTGATGGTAGTTACTGTTGGTTCTCACTCATTAACAACGTCAGATGTTATATGGATTAAACCTTATGGTATAACATTTACTTGTGGACAAGATAATAATGCAACTCTTCATCCGTATCCTAGATCTAAGGATCCAAATTACGGAAAGCCAATTGCAATCACGGCTGTAGATGCTACAACTATTACGGTTAACGTAGGTGTATCAAGCAATACAACCAATCACACTTATGTAAGTTCATCTTCTAATGCAATAGAATACTGGTCAAATAATTACGACATCACAGGATTTTCATACAGCAATACAACTGGCTATGCAACTGTAACAGCTTCAGGACATGGTATGTCAGGAGGAACAGCATGTAAGTTAGATGATATATTAATACAATGCACACAACCAACACCGGCACTTAAAAGATATCCTGATGCTTTTGTTTGCGAACAAGGTACAGGCATAAGAGATGTAAGTGGTAGAGCAACAACATTAACAGAAACTATTGTTTCAGTAATCGCAGGTGGATTAGATAAACTAGTAGCACCTATACAACCTACGCTTTCTAATAATACATGTGAACGTGATCTAGGTTTAATTATTGATGGTATGATTATTGACATACGTAATGGTACCAACAGTAACTTTAATGCTTTACAGGCGGCCAAAAGATATTTCAGCACACCAAGTGGACAAAAAGCAAGAGTTCAACAAAGCACACAAACTATTGGTGCTATAACAAAAGCAAAGTCATATGTAAATTCAGTTTTAAATAATGTAGATTTAAGAAGAACATCGAAACAATTTGCAGTAAACTCTGATAACTTAACAAGCACACAATTTGAAGTGACACTAGGAACTTCAACTGTTGTTCATACATATATAAGTGGCGGAACAGTTACATTTGGAACTAATCAGTATTTAATAAGCAATTTTGCTTACAATAATACCACAGGAAAAGCTATTATTACAACAACTACTGCACATGGAAGAACTGCTGGAGATGTTGTATTCCTAGAAGATATAAAAGTTTCCTGTGCAGATGGAACAAAGTTATATCCATCAGATCATTCAGGACTAATTCCACAATATTTGAATTCAACTATTAATAATGTTAGTAACACAATTAAAAATGCTATTGCAAATCAATTTGATATAATTATTGATATCTTAACAAACGGCTTTACAGCAGTTGATACTTACACCGTGGTAGAAGGAAGCACTTATAGAATTAGATTTGGAAATGGCGGAACTAACTATTACACAGATCAAGGTATTAATTCTAACGTTGACATTCTTCCAGGTAAAATAATAGTTGGTAAGACAACAGGTGCTAGAGGTAGAATTGTAAAATACACAAGCGGAGTTGATCTTGGCAACTTGAATTATGATGAAGTAGAATGTGTACTAGTTGAACCTAAAGAATTTAGAATAGGTGAAGAGCTTGAATTTGGTAATCCAACAAATGAGAAACAAATTTGTATCCATGTTGAATCTGGTATTTACTATGAGGACTATCCTATCAAAGTTCCTGATAACGTGTCAATTAAAGGTACAGATTTCAGACGTTGTCAAATTAGACCAGCTCCGAGAATATCGCAATCACCTTGGGTAAGGACATATTTTTACAGAGATAAACTTCTTGATAATTTAAAAATTACAGACTTTACAGGGTCTGATATTGCAACAGCTCAACAAATTACAATTACAGGTGATAACTCCGCAGGTGGAACGATTACAGTAACTCCTGCAGATAATATTGCTCCTATTTCTTGGGACGGTGGTTGGTTCTATACTGATAGCGGAGCAGTTGGATTAATATCAAATGCAGACGGCGGAAGTAATTTTAATGTAACACTTACAATAGACACTCTCCCAAATTTAGATCCTATTGCCTCAGGGAATTGGCACATTAAACAAACTTCAAATTACGGTTATCATTATCTTACTGATCCTTTGGATGCTACTAGTACTCCAAAAACAAACGATCAGATGGATGTGTTCTTAATGAACGATGCAACTAGATTAGCAAATATGACATTCCAAGGACATGGTGGATTTGCACAGGTTCTGGATCCAAGTGGCCAGGTACTAATTAAATCTCCATACACGCAGGTTTGTGGATCTTTCTCAGGTTCAATTAACAAACAAGCATTTAGAGGGGGAATGTTTATTGATGGTTTTGCAGGTAATTTAGAAACAGTTATTACAAGTAAAGATGATAACTTTACTCTAAATGTGCAATCAGTGGCAGGTACGGGTTTAAGAATTAGGAAACCTCAAACACCAGCACCTTTCTTCCTAGCGGGTGTACGTTATCAAGTTGATGCTATTTCAGAATACGATGGTGGAACAGGAACAGCAAAACTCCTAATTAATAAATTATCAAACGGCGGAAACGGTTACACAGATGCTGTACCAGGTGGCGGAACAAATATCTTTATCCAAACAGCTGGTAACAGAAGTATGTTAGCTAACGACTATACACAGGTTAATGATCTAGGTTATGGATTGTTCTGTAACAATGCGGCGTTGTCAGAACAAGTTTCAACCTTTACATATTACAACCATACAGCGTTCATGAGTAACAACGGCTCTGAAATTAGAGCTCTAAACTGTTCAAACGCAAATGGTAACTTTGGATTAGTTGCAGACGGAGCCGATCCAAACGAAACTGTTGACTTGGTTACTTCACTTAGAAATATGCAACAACCTGCCAAGGTATATAATGATGCAGACAATTCTAACAGCTTAGGTGCAATATCACATGATGCTGGTGTATTTACAGTACATGTATTTGACTGTGAATATCATCCTTATGCAAACAGTTTATTAGATGTTTACACATCAAGTGGCGTTGTCACATATGAAGTTACAAGTGTAAGTATTCTTCCAGGTACAGGAACTAGTGCAGGACCTACAGGTAGAAAAGGAAACAATCTACCTATATATAAATTAGGTATTGCAGGAAGCACAGGATTAGAAGCGGCAATCACCGGCGATTATGATGCAAACTTTGCCAGTGATGCGGCACCATATGTTGTAATTAGAATGAATAAAAATCATCTGTTTGATGATGTTGCAGGTGTAACAAGTATTAGACCATCAACAGCATTGGTGTTTGATGAAAACCCTGCCAGAGTATATAGAACTATCAGCTTTAACAACCAAGACGCAGATAATACTCAACTTGCCGCAGATAGATTCCAAATTGTGTTCGACAGTGGCTTTGGTCATTTAAATCTCACACTTAGAAATACAGAAGCGGCACTTAACACATACGCAGGCACAGGTACAACAATGGGTGCAACTGCTGGTGATGTAGTTATAGCTATTGAAAAGTTAACAGATGCACAAGTAACTAGAATTGGCAACAATGATATGATATTTTCCTACAAAGGAAAAACACACATCGTTGGAAACTACACTGATAGAGGATCTTATGCAACTGTAGGATTAACAGACCTTGCTAGTTCTAATATCAACAGTGATTCAAGTTTATATAGTGCGGCAGGTATAGGAGCAGATTTAAGATTTACTCCGGCGGCTACAAGAACAATACCTCTTTCATTACAAGATAATGAAGCTGGTAACATCACAGTAGGTATTTCTACACTTAGAGCTAACGGTCATGATTTTGATAAAATTGGTACAGGTGGTTTTAACACAACCAACTATCCAAGTATCATTTATGGTGAACCTACTAAATCAGCTACACAGGCAAACGAAGTAAGCGAAAGAGGAAAAGGTAGAGTATTTTTTGCATCAACAGACCAAGATGGATTCTTTAGAGTTGGTAAGTTCTTTAGTGTTGATCAAGGAACAGGTACAGTTACTTTTGCGGCATCAATTGCTATTAGTAACTTAGATGGATTAGGATTCAAACAGGGTGTAAGAATTACAGAGTTCAGTAACGATGATACAATGTCTGACAAATCTCCAGACGCTGTTCCAACTGAATTTGCCGCAGAGGCATTCCTTTCAAGAAGATTAGGGTTTGATCGAGTAGGTAGTGCTTTGACTGGAGCAAATGTTATTGGTCCAGGTGTTGTTGCTAGAGATGGTACAACTCCGCTTACAGCAAATTTAAGTGCAGGTAGTTTTAAAATATTCAATCATGCTGACCCAACTAATGCACAAGATGTTACTACAAAATCTTATGTAGATGCAAGAACACCTTTTGGTAATGAAGCTATCGGAACAGCAACAGCTAATAGAGCCACAAATGATTTATTAGTTTGGGATGGTTCAGGCTATGATAATGCAACACCGGCAGGTGATGTAGGTTTAGCAGTATCAGGAAACGTTGTTACATTTTCAATTACAGCTGGTGCTATTGTAAACGCAGACGTGAACACAAACGCCGGTATAGCTCAAAGCAAGTTGGCAATGAATGCCGCGACTACTAGAGCTAATGCAACAGGAATTACACAAGCTGACCTAGGACTAGTGGCATTCGACTCAGATGACTTTTCAGTTACAGATGGTTGGGTAACACTTGCCACAGGTGCTGTTGATTATGCTGATTTACCAACACAAGCAAATAACACCGTACTTGCAAGATTGACAGCTGGCACTGGGGCTCCTTCCGCGGTTTCAGTTGATTCATTAATAGATGCATATAGCAAATTTACTACAACAGGTGTTGCAAGTAGAATTGTGCAGACAGGTACTGATGGTAGTATTGATACACAAAAATTAAAACTAGATAATTATGATATCTTAGACCAAACAAACTTAACAATGACCTTAAAGACACCAGGTCAAGGAGTTGTGTTTAATACTGTTGGTACTATTCCTAGTAATACAACAACTACATTTCCTGGATCGATTCAGATAGGTGATACAGATACAACACCATCGTTCTTCCAAAAGAATAGTACTTTTGGTAGTACAACTGATGCAACACTAAATGAACCAAGGTTGGCGAGTGATTGGGTATATACTTCATTTATTGAAGCACCAGGTGAAAAACTTTCTGCTTCAACGGGTATTGCCGTAGGTGCAGGAACAGGATTCACAAACGCAGGTGAAATTGCCATTATTGCTAATAACAATGTGGCGGCAACTGTGTTTACTCAAACTTCAATGAATCCTTCTTCAAACAATGGATATAATTTAGGAACATCATCTTTAAGATATGGAAATGTTTATGCAACTGCACTAGACGGATTAGCAACAAGTGCCAAGTATGCTGACTTGGCTGAGAATTATCTAGCTGATGCTGAGTATGAAGTTGGTACAGTATTGGTATTTGGAGGTGAAGAAGAACTGACAACTACAGATACCAAGGGCGATAGAAAAGTTGCAGGTGTTGTATCAGAAAATCCTGCACACTTGATGAATAGCGGACTTGAAGGAGAACATGTTACTCCACTTGCATTACAAGGAAGAACACCTTGTATGGTAATTGGTAAAGTAGAAAAAGGTGACATTATCGTAACAAGTGCTATAGCAGGTTATGGTATGGTAGACAATAATCCTACTGTAGGAACTGTGATAGGAAAAGCAGTTGGTAAGAAAGATGACGATGGCAAAGGCATTGTTGAAGTTGTGGTAGGGAGAGTATAATGGCTATTCAAACTATAAACATAGGAACAAGTGCTAATAAAGGTGATGGTGATCCTTTAAGAGTAGCCTTTGACAAGATAAACAAAAACTTTGCTGAGCTTGATGTAACAAATAAAAACAGAGATATAAACGGATCTGTGTTTGCTGATGACTCAACACTATTAGTAGATGCTGTCAACGGGACAATCACAGCGTCAGTATTGGTTGGAACACTACCTGCAATAAACGGAAGTAATCTAACTAACTTAACAATTCCGGCTCAATCTTTTGCTTCACTTACTGGTAAACCTACTACACTTGCAGGATATGGAATTACTGATGCGGCAACATCAGCACAAGGGGCCTTAGCGGCGACTGCCTTACAAGCAGAAACAATTACATTAGCAACATTAAAAACAGAGGTAGCGGCAAGTACTGACTTTGCGGACTTCAAGTCAAGAATAGCGGCGTTATAAGGATATAGATATGGCAAATAGATTTCCAATTATAGTTGATAGAGACGATCAAAACAAACTTAAAGAATTGCCAAC